AGTTAGCTACTAAACCAATACGGTTAGAACCAAGGGAGATTCTACGTGAGATTGCATCGGCATCAGATTCATCAAAGCCTCCACCAACAAAACCACGATAGTTAAATCCATATACATATTCTTCATCCATAAACTCTTTTAATTCAGCATGGATGTTTTCTTGGCTTGTTAAAGGAACAATATAGTAAACATTATGTCCCAATACTCCTTCAAACTTGTCAGCCCATGAAACTGGCACATTACCTGTGCTACCACCACTAAGAGGAGTATCAGCAAAATCTGCTGGGTAATCTTCCATTTGATTAATAGCTACAGATACGTAAGGGTCATTACGCAATTTTTGACTTAAGTCTCCACCAATAGACTTAATTGTTTGGTATTCAACCTTAGCATCATTGACTTGAACATCAGCACCAGTATCCTTAGGTGATACCATAACCTGAGCTTGTGTAGGTAAAACAACTTTTTGCAAGTCTAGATACTTAGAGTCAATTGAAGTTGCTTGCGAGCTATTAATAAGTTCAAATCCTGGTAAACTTGAAATTGAATCCATTACTTGGTACATCTTCTCATAACTATTCTTGGTTAAATCTAAATTCATAACTTCTGATAGTGTATCTTCAGAATCACCCAACGAAATAGATACGTTAGTAGCATTACCAGAATCATCTGCCTGTGTTACTTCAATCTGAGCTACCTTTGACTGTCCAGTATAAGCAACTTGGAAAACATCACCAATATTAGTGTATGTCTTGTCATAGTTTTTAACTGGGTATTTAACTTCTAATCGGTTAGCACAGAAATCGCATCCTTATCATAGGCTAAGAAAATCTGGTTAGCATTATCACCAAATACTTTAGAAGTAAAGATGAACTTTCCCTTGGTCAAACTAGCTGGCTCTGCATTTTCAGCACGCAAAGCGTATACTGTGCCTCCCCGTTGAGTTTGGTTATTTGCTGGATTCCAAATTAACTCCATTGCATCAACCAAATCACCAGAACCAAAAATTCCCTTTGCTTGGTCTAAAGAGGTAACTTCATAAACCTCACTAGGATTTCCATCAGTGGCAGAACCAATTAAGAAGATATTCTTATCAGAATTACCAGATTGATTAGATAGTGCATCATCATTATAATCTGTTTCAACGTGAGGACGATACATGTTCCCAACTGGATAAATACGTTTATATGATTCTGCTTTCGAAACATCTGTAAATGCCATTTAATTTATCATACCTTTCCTATTTTAAATATTCATCAAGAGCATCTACATACTCTTGTTCATTAAACACATATTCTTTATCCTGACTTTTCATAGTAGCTTTGAATCCTGCTAAAGTAATATCAGATACATTCCGATATTTACTTGATTGCTTAACTGAATCTACAAATTTAGTCAGGGAGTATAACTTAATTTTTGCCAAGTTAATCTTCTCTCCAATCTTTTATTTCAGGTGTAAGATGATAGTCATATTTATTATCTCCTGCATTAACAGGTAAAGTATGAAGTGATTTAAAGGTAATTGTCATTCTACGATAAAATATTTGTTGTCCTGATACTGATTCAGTAGGATTATTAACTTCCATTATTAAATCAGTACCCTCAGTACTTATACTAGGCAATTCGATATCAGAATTTGCTTCTAAAGTATCTTTTAAATAAATAGAAGTAGCAGTTAGTAAACCGACCATACACCTTAAAGTATCCATATTAGTAGAACAAAAATCAACTACTACCTGTTCCTGTTCCACAATTCCCTTAGGTAACATATTAGCTTCTTTTTTATTGGTCTTCCTAGCATACGTAATATGCATATAATGAGTACCATTCTTATAAAAGTCAAAATAAGGAACATAGACCCTGTTTTCAGACAATTTATACGTAGTAGTCTCTTTAACAGCATACACCTTAAAAACCTCTTCAGGAAGCTCTATGTAAGCCTGAGAGCCTTCTGTAGTAATAGGTAGCTTAGCAACTACGGAATCACCCTCTAAGCTATTGTAAACGGAGCCTTGGACATTTCCAATTGAAGCATCTTCTTTAGCCTCTACTCCTTGTTTAAATTGGACTAAAATAAATGGATGATTTTGGCTTTGCTGTGGAAAAGTCATAGTAACAGGAATATTAATACCCTTATGATTATCATCATTACAATAGGTATCAACAAAATCAGTTACTAGCCTGTCAGGTAAATTAGGAAGAATCTCCTCTTTTACAATATAGCTATCAGATAGAAACCCTTGAATTAATGACTTTAATCTATCTAAAATGAACTGGTCAATATATGTAATTGCCAAAAACTCACCTACTTCCTATACATATCTCTACTAGTTACAATATAGCTCTAGTATACCACATATTAAAATACAATTATAAGATATACAAAAAAGACATAGAATTTAATCTATGCCTTCTTAGTTTTACTATTTTTACGTTTTGTTTTAGGTTTCTTAGAATCATTATGCTTAATAGTAGCATACTTATCTACATACAACACATAAGTTGTGTAGTGTTTGCTTTCCCGTATATCCACTAGAAAAGAACCATTATCTTGGTAATTCTTATATTCATCTTCAGTTAAGTCATACTTACCCTTTACAAATGAGTAAACACTATCTGAAAATAAAGTACTCATAAGCCAAATGTAATCTTTAGAATTTTTCTTTGATTTTTTAGTCATATTCTAATCAACCTCATTGTTTAATAAATTAATTTCACCACTAACTACACCAAACTTCTGCAAAATGTACTTCTGACCTTTAGGTGTTACTCTAGCAGTTACAAATACATGGTCATTACCATAGCCATCAACTTTATGAGTTTCCTGTGAAGTTAAAATACCCATATTGATAGCCCACTGAGTTGGGTCTTGGTTTGACTGCTTAACTGCATGGATACTTCTAGCCCACTCAAAAAATCTTGTTCTACCAATATCAACCCCGTTTTTAGATAAAATGTTAGACATCTGACC